AGGTAGCGCAGGCCGGCGTCGAACAGGTCAGCCCGGAGCTTCTTGGCGTCGGCGGAGGCGTCGGCGGAGGCGGAGGCGTCGGCGGAGGCGGAGGCGGAGGCGTCGGCGGAGGCGTAGGCGTAGGCGTAGGCGGCGGCGTAGGCGGAGGCGTAGGCGGAGGCGTAGGCGGAGGCGTCGGCGGAGGCGTAGGCGGAGGCGGAGGCGTAGGCGCCAAACTTGCGATTCATCTCGGCCTTGAACTCGTTCAGGATCTGCTGGCATTCCGCGCCGTACTGGCGCATCCGCGCCATGCGCACATCCAGCACCGAGCGGTCCTGCGTCGCGCAGCCCATCGCGCGCATCACGAACGGCAGCAGGCGCTGGCGTTGCTCGTCGGTGCCGCGATCGTTGAGGCGGATGGCGAGATGCCGAACCGTCACACACACGCAAGGCGATGAATCCGTGATCTGCGGCTCACCGTTCAGGTAAGCGATCACGTTCATGAAGCAGCCCTGGCCGGTCTGCGCCGTGTCGGCGTGAGAACCTGCTAGCAGCTTGATCGGTTGGATGATTTCGGGAACGATATTCATGATTCTCCTTTCGAGCGGTTGATCAGTTTAGGACAGCACTCGCGCCACCACGTAGACCAGCGAGGCAATCGCCGCGATGCCGCCGAACAGCATCAGCATCAGCAGCCACATCGCGTCCTCTTCGGACTTCACGCGGGCGGCCGCCCCGTCCTCCCAGACGCTCATCTCGGAGAACGTCGGGCAGCGCTCGCGGCACGGCTTGCGGTGCTGGTTGCACGACAGGCCCACGCACACGCGCCGGCCCACCTGGTGCGCTTCGTGGGCCAGCTCGCAGGCCAGGTCATGCGCCTCGTGGTCGCACTCGCTCGCCGGCTCGTCGTCTTCCGTGGTGCGCACGGTGGCCGCCACGTAGTTCGAGGCGCGCTTGAGCAGGGCCACGGCCTCGGCGCGGGCTTCCATGGCGTGATAGGCGTCGTGCTCGCTGTGGAGCTTGTGCAGGTCGTCGCCGTTGATTGCGCGGGTCATGTCAACCTCCCATGGAGCGCAGTTGCTTCTTCATCGCCAGCGCCGCGCTTGCCTGGGCGCGCTTCTCGGCCCACACTCGGCACAGGTCGTCGGCGAACGTGCGGTGCGCGGGCTTGCCGCCCTTGCCCTGCAGATGCTTGCGGCCGGGGCCGCGCTTCGTGCTGGTCTCGCTCGGATCGCGCTTGTGGGCGATCAGGCGAAGGTCGTCGACGCCAAGGCCGATCAGCAGGCGCTGGGCCTCGTTCAGTTTCGTGGGCTGGTACTTCAGCGGGTTCATTTCAACCTCCCCAAATAACGATCACAAGGAACGCAACCACTGCCAGCGCGTAAATCACTGGCTGGACGCGGTCGAACGATTGCGCGGCGGTCATGGCACCATCCCCGGCAGGATCAGCAGCGCGAAGACCACGGCCAGGACCAGCAGGGCATCGATGACGGTGTCGCGCTTCACAGCCGCCCCATCCGGTGGCAGAACTGCGCCACTACCAGCAGGTTGGGCTCAACCGAGCGGAACCCCTCCAGCATGAAGCCCGGCGCAGGTGTCACCACCGGCTTCGGCTCTGGGTCGCCGTCGCGCTCGAGCATCAGGCGGTTGGCTTCGTCGGCCGCAAAGTCCGCAGCGTCTTGCTCCAGCGTCCACGGTTGCTGCGTGGCTTCGACCTCGGCGGCGGTGGGCTGGTCTTCGAGCTTGACGCAGTAGGCGACGACATCGTTCGTGCGGCACGAACCGTTTCCCCAGAGGCCAGATTCCGGAGTCATGATGTCCCGGACGAAGGATTCCTGCTCGCGCTCATAGCGGAATATGAACAGGCACTCGGTGAGTGGCAAAACCCCGCGCGGGGACTTGCCCCCATCGTGCTCGCGCCACTCGCCGAACCCCTCTTGCTGCGGCGGATACCACGGCTTCTCCCCCGGAGGAACGAAGCCAGCAGGAGCGGCGGAAAGGAGGTAGCGGTAGCCGACGATTTCAGCGCTCGGCGCATACGTGATCGCCTCCCATTGCCAGGATGTCGCGTCGTGCCTGTCAGAGCCGGATCCGCCGCGCAGAGCCATCTCGTATTGCCGGTCCTTCGCCCACGGGATCGGGCACGGATCGCCCGGCTTGTGCTCGAACCACTCGCTCCAAAGCTCGTCCATCTCAATCTCCCTGCACTCGACCGAGTGCTGCTGAAAGTTCAAGAACCGCCGCCATCGGCAGATGTACCGAGCCATCGCCGAGCGCGTACTGCATGAAGTGCGCGCGCATCAGGTTGGCCAGCGGCACCCACTGCTCGCGCTCGGCGGAGCGGCCTTCGGCGTAGGCGTGCGTCAGCACCTGCTCTGCCTCTTGCCGGCGCTCCGAGGCGCACACTTCGCTGTAGGTGGCGGTTGCGGGTTGGTAGGCGTCCATCACTGCACCCTCACGAGGTTGCCGAAGTCGTCCATGACGGCGTCGAAGCAGATTTCGCCGTCAGCGATGAAGCCGCACAAGCAGACGACGACGGACCAGCGGTCGGGACGCTTGTTGAGGCGGTCGTGCCGGTAGACGCCAACCACGGGGTAGGTGAAGAGGCTTGCGCCAGCAGTCGGCATGAAGTGTTCGCGCATCACGGCCTCCACCAAGTCATCGGAGCGTTAGACAGGTACGCTTCCCACGCTGCGACATGGGCCGCGTCTCCTGCGAGGTAGGCGGCGTATTCGAGACGCGACATCACGCAGCCCTCCGCGCACCAGCCAGCCACGAAGCGAAGTCATCGACCATCTCGAACGCCGACAGGATCTGCCCGTAGCCCGTGCCACGCGGCGCCCTCGGGTGGCCCAGCAGGTCTTGCTGCAGCAGCCATTCGCCATACGCCGTCTCCAGCGCTGACAGAACAGCCGCCACGTTGTCCGGTGAGCACTGCATCGCCTTGATGGCGCGGATGGTGTCGGTGGGGGTGGCTTGCATGTTGTCCTCCGGTGCGTGTTCGATGGATGAATCATGCGCCAAGTGTGCCGCTTTTGTTCTCAGTACTTACCCTTATGCCGGTGTCGGTTCTGAGCAGTTAGCATGTGGTATGCGATACACCATCCCAACGTCAGACACCGTGCGTGCGGTGCTCGCGCCGCTGAGCTTTTCGCAGCTTAAGGCGCTAGGCAAAGAGACCGGCGTGCCACTGTCAACCATCAGGCGCATCAAGGCCGGCAGCACCAAGCGGCCGGATGTCGATTGCGTGAAAAAGTTGTTCGATCACTTGCGCGTGAAGGTGCAGAAATGAACTGGCTTGATGAGGTTCTAGCGCCAGTCCTGGCGACCATCGGGCAGATGCCACTCGCTGAGCGGGTGGAGGCGATCAACGCGTTACGCGAGCGCATTCACGGCATCAGCCCCTTCGCGCATGAGCCGGTGGATTTCGTGCGCTGGGTGCCGTCCGATGCGGTCTACGCGAACGACTACAACCCCAACTCTGTAGCCCCGCCGGAGATGAAATTGCTCGCTCACTCCATCGAGCAAGACGGCTACACGCAGCCAATCGTCGGCTGGCCGCAAGAGGGCCGGTTCGAGGTGATCGACGGCTTTCACCGACATCGTGTCGGCAAGGAAGACAAGGGTATCCGCGCCCGCGTGCAGGGCTATCTGCCCATCGTCGCCATCAATGCCGAGCGGGAGGACAAGGGCGATCGCATCGCCTCCACGATCCGCCACAACCGGGCACGCGGCAAGCACCGCGTCGAGGCGATGTCGGACATCGTGATTGAGCTGAAGCGCCGCAACTGGTCGGACGAGAAGATCGCGAAGAACCTGGGCATGGATGCCGACGAGATCCTGCGCCTGACGCAGATCACGGGCCTGGCCGATGCGTTCAAGGATCAGGCGTTCTCACAAGCGTGGGAGGCCGGCAACGACCAAGGGCCCGGCACCGAAATCCTGTCGGACGTGATCGAGGGCTACACCCCCAGCGACGGCGACCGCCTCCTGCACACGTGGGACAAGTGGGAGTGCTACAAGGCCGGTTTCTACGCCGAGCGCTGCCCGGATGGCATGACGCAAGAAGAGGGCGAAGAGTCCTACCGGGAGTTCCTGTCTGACATTGGCGCGTTCGACGTGGCCGCCGACGCCATCACGCGCGAGTGGACGCACTCCTGCGAGCACTACCTGACGAACGACCGCATGAACCGCATCGCCTGGATCGGCCAGGCAGCGATGGCCTACGCGATGAGCGTCCCGTCCTGCTGCCGAGGCGGCTACAACCGCCTCACGCAGGCGCAGAAGGATGCGGCCGATGAGGTGGCGCTGAAGTACTTGAACCGCTGGCTGCAAGAGCATGGGCGCGAGCCCGTGACCAAGGAGCAGGCGGGCGGGCGAACCGATGCGGAGTTGTACTGATGAAAACCCCCATCGGCATTGACGTGCTCACGGCGGCCCGGGAGCGGGTGCGCTACGTGTTCGATCACTTCGAGGCGATCTACGTCAGTTTCAGCGCCGGCAAAGACTCCTCGGTGATGTTCCATCTGGTGATGGATGAGGCCATTCGTCGTGGCCGCCGCGTCGGCGTGCTGCTGATCGACCTGGAGGCGCAGTACAACCTCACGATCAAGCACGCCGAGCAGATGTTCGACCTGTACGCCGAGCACATCGATGTGTACTGGGTCTGCCTTCCGATCAAGCTCCGTAACTCGGTGAGCAACTATGAGCCCGTGTGGTGCGCCTGGGACCCTGAACGCAAAGAGGACTGGGTTCGTCCCATGCCGAAGCGACTGGGCGTCATTTCCGATCCGGCGTTCTTTGATTTTTTCGAGCCCCGCATGGAGTTCGAGGAGTTCATCGAGCTGTTCGCCGCCTGGTACGCCAAGGGCCGACTCACCGCCGCCTTCATCGGCATTCGCACAGACGAAAGCCTGAACCGCTACCGCACCATCGCCGTGTGGGACAAGGGGATGCACTTCGGCAAGCGCTGGACGACGGAGGTCTGCCCTGGGGTCTACAACGTGTACCCCATCTATGACTGGCACGTCTCGGACATTTGGAAGTTCCACGCCATGCACCCAGACCGGCCGCACAACGAGGTCTATGACCGCATGCACTTGGCGGGCCTGACGCCGCATCAGATGCGACTGTGCCAGCCCTACGGCGACGACCAGAAGCGCGGGCTGTGGCTGTACCACATCATCGAGCCCCAGACTTGGGGCAAGCTCATCGCGCGCGTCAACGGCGCCAACAGCGGCGCGCTGTACATCGAGGAGAAGGGCAACGTCAGCGGCTACAACAAGATCACCCTGCCGCCCGGGCACACCTGGAAGAGCTTTTCCAACCTGCTGCTGGCCACGATGCCAGAGGTGACGCGTGAGCACTACCTCAAGCGCTTTCGCTCCTGGCTCAAGGGCTGGCACGACCGGGGCTACCGCAACGGCATCCCCGACGTTGCGCCGCGCGAGTTGGAGAAGAAGTACTGGGCCCCCTCCTGGCGCCGCATCGCCAAGTGCCTACTGCGCAACGACTGGTGGACCAAGGGCCTGGGGATGCAGCAACCCAAGAGCGCGGCCTACGAACGCTACATGGCCATCAAGCGTGAGAAGAAGGCCGCTTCGTCAAGTGAGGTGATGCAATGAGCGACCTGTTCGGCTACTCAGCCCCACGCAAACCCTTCAAAGACATCCGCAAGCGGCGCGACAGCGTGGCCGAGCAGAAGGCCACCTACGCGCTGGAGCTCGGCGTTCTGCTGCGCAAGCCGCCGGACCGCGTCATCAATGGCGGCGTCGAGGTGACCCGCCGCTGGCGCAAGGAGGCCGAGAGCGCGAAGGCAGTCGTCGCCAACAAGCGCAGTTCCGTGCACGACCTGACGCGCGCCATCGCCACGATGCGCAGCTTCGAGAAGCCAGACGGGTAGCCGCTACGCCATGGCGCGGACTTTGCCTGTAGGGAAACCTTGACAGAAAGCACGACCGATCGGCGGCAAGGCTTGCTCATCAAAAAGTTTAGGGCAAAGCGGGTGCCGCCCTGTTGACGGAATGTAACGGTTCTGTTCCCATGTGTAGCGGACCGGCCTAGGGGGCACCCGAAGAGGCGATTCACTCCCGCCCTGGCCCGCGTCTCCACCAGGAGTGCCTTGAGTGAGGCAAATGACCCCCACCCTACCGAACGGCCAAGCCCAGGCCAGCCAGCTCGCAGCCAGGCTCGACAGCCTTCAGGGCAAAGTTCGTACCGCCTTCAGCCCGGACTACCAAGCCCGCACCAGCGACCCGCAGGACTGCTGCTACGTCGGCCGCAGCATCTCCAGCAACAAGCCCACAGCCGCCCAGCGGCCGGACGCCGCCTACGGCATCACCATCCGGCGTGACAGCCGTGGTTTTGCCATGTGGGGCCTGCTGGTGCGCCGTGGCGAGCCCATGACGGCCGGCGAAATAGCGGTGCACCTGAACTGTCCCGTGAAAACGGTCAACGGCACAGCCTCGCGGCTGGTCAAGGGGCAGGCCCTGGTCATCCGCCGAGTCGGCCAGCGGCACGAGTACTCGATCGGTCCGATGCCCGTCGTGGAGGCGTGAGGCTGTGGCTGGTGGCATTGACTGGTTTCGCTGGCATCACGGCACGGCAGGGGACCGCAAATTCCCCCTGGTGGCGAAGCGTTCCGGTGCTCGGGTTGGCGATGTGATCGCCATGTGGGCAATCATCCTCGAGCAAGCCAGCGCGAACGACGAGCGCGGAGATCCGGGGCACCTCGATTTCGAGGCGATCGATCTTGCGCTGGATATGCCAGACGGGACCGCCATGGCCATCCACGGCGCCATGGTTGCGCGAAGCCTCATTGACGGCTTCTCCGGTCGGCTCATCGCATGGGAAAAGCGCCAGCCGAAGAGGGAAGACGAGACGGCCGCTGAACGCAAGCGCAGACAGCGTGAGCGAGAGCACGAAATGGCCGTGACTGAAGCGGAGTCACGCGATGTCACGCAGAGTCACGCCGAAGTCACGCACGGTCACGATAGAGAAGAGGAGAGTAGAGGAGATACCTCTACCTCACTACGTTCGGTAGAGGGCGCGTCGAAACGCGCCAGCCGCAAGTGCCCGACGGCTTTTGAGGTTGACGACGAGCTCCGGCAGTGGGCCGTCAACGCCCACCCAGCAGTAAACCTCCAGGCCGAAACCGCAAAGCTGCGCGACCACACGTTCAAGTCCGCCATCAGCGACTGGCGCGGCGCATGGCGAAACTGGATTCGCAGGGCTGACGAGAACGCGCCCAAGGCGCGCGGGTCGCCGCTCGAAACCCCGCACCAGCGGCACATGCGCGAACGCATGGCGCAGTTCGCCCCTTCCGCAGCTGTCCGAGCCCCCGAGGCTCCAAAGCAAACACAACTCACAGAGGTCATCGATGTCACTTCCAGGACCCTGGGTGGATCGGATATTCACCCGCCTGACGATGGTTTTCGGCCGCGACTTTCTGGCGCGGTATGACGGGCTCGAGATCGAGGGTCCGGAGGGCGTGAAGGCCGAGTGGGCCGACGACCTGGCCGGGTTCCAGCAGTCGCCGGCCGCGATCGGGTACGCCCTGGACAACATTCCGAGTGACAGGCCACCCACCTCGCTGCAGTTCCGCGACTTGTGCCGGCGAGCCCCGCAGTACGCGCCCAAGGCGTTGCCGGCGCCACCTGTCGACCCTGAGATGGCCAAGGCCGTGCGCGGCGTACTCAAGCCGATTCAAGGCCAGGGTGACCGCGAGTGGGCGGTGAAACTGCGCCGGCGCGCCAACGAGGGCTACCGTCTGGCCATGTACCAGCGCGATGCGCTGGCCGAGGTGGAGGCGATGCATGACCAAGCGTGAAGCCCACGAGCTACTGAACGCCGCCCGCCTCGGCGCCTTGGTGAGCCGACACGCCATCGTGGCCGCGTTGATCGTGACCGGTGACCTGATGCCGTCGTATTCGACGCCGAAGTATGCCCCGACCTGGATCGTTCCTCGCGGCGCCCATCAACCCATGGAGACAGCATGAGCAGCGTCTTCGACTTCCGCGGCTCCGTCTCGACGGCCCCGGCCGTGAAGCTTGGCCGCCCACCCGGCAAGGAACGGCCCGCCGATCCGACAAACCATAGCGTGATTCGCATCATCAATGGGGAGCGGGTAACGGAGCCGGTCGTCCCGCTCAACCCCTGGGGCCTGACCTTGACCCACGCCGAGGTGATGGACGCGCTATGCGACATCGGCATTCTGGAGATCGTCGCCCAGCGGATGAAGATCAGGCCGAACACCGTCTCCAACCACACCGCCGAAATCCGCCAGCGCATGGGGGTTCCGTCCACCATCCTCGCCGCCGTCAAGTGGACGCTGTGGCGCCAGGCGAATCCGGAGGCCGTCGCATGACCCCGCTCTCCGCATTCCTGCTCGGCATCGTGGCCGGTGGGCTGATGCTCTCTGGCGCGGCAATCGCGCTGTTCGTGGCGTTTTGCTGGCGGGCTGAGCCGATGGATGGGGACTTCCCGTAATGCGCCGAGCCGCCCGCGTGGACGACAACCAACCCAGCATCGTGAAGGCCCTGCGGAAGATGGGCGCTACGGTCGAGCTGCTGCATCAGGTCGGCTCGGGCTGCCCGGATTTGCTGGTCGGGTTTCGCCAACGGACCATCCTGATTGAACTCAAGGACGGCGACAAGGCGCCCAGCGATCGGCGCCTGACACCGGATCAACTCAAATGGCACAGCGAGTGGCGCGGCGGCCCGCTGGCTGTGGTGTGTGACGTAGACGGCGCCATCAGGGCGCTCAAGTCATTGGAGCAATCATGAACCGACGTGGACTTCTCGGCGCGATCCTGGCTGCGGCCGCAGCGCCAGCCTTCGTCAAGGCCGGCACGCTGATGCCGATCTATGTCCCGAAGCTGTGGACGCCGGCAGACGATACCGAACTGTTGCAAGGGATGATCGACAGAGGCGAGCGCATCGTCGGCGGCGCCTACCGCATCAGCCGGACGCTCATTCTTCGCGACGGGGCCGACATTTCCGCGTGCTCAATCGAAGGGCTGGATTCGTTTCAGGGCGACTACCTGGTGCACGCCAAGGCTGGCCGTATCAGGCTGGAGGACATCCACATGAGCAAGGCGCCAAGGGGGCTGTTCCTGGTCAGTCACGGTGCATCCATCGACGTCAGGCAAGGGCGATGACAAGCTGGGACACCAAGCGGCGCGAGCCCTACACCGCTGCCGGTATCGCCCGGGTGGGCTGCATCCGCTGCGGCGCTCGGGCCGTGTACCAATGGTCGATCTGCGCCGACGGCAACAACCATCGCCCGATCTGCCAGCCCTGCGACATCGCGCTGAATCGCATGGTGCTGGAGTGGTTCGAGCACCCCGAGACCGACCGGCTGATGCTGGCCTATGAACGCAAATGAAGGGGACCAAGGTGCTCATGCCCACACGTATCGACTTCCACGCCGTGGCCCAGGAGCACTACGCCATTCACGAGCGCCTGCAGAACTGGGCGCGCTGGTGCTACAGCAACGGCGGGCGAACCGTGGCCCCGATGTTCCGCCTGTACCGCTCCACCGACCAGTGGACCCAGGTGCACGTCAGTGATACGGTAGACAGCCTGGACGCGCAGGCCGTGCAGAAGGGCGTGAGCCACCTTCCCGAGCGCAACCGCAAGGCCTTGGCCTGGTGCTACGTGCTGCGCAACAGCCCCAAGCGCGCGGCGCGGGACCTGTCGGTGAGCATGGATGGGCTCATGGATCTGGTGACGGTGGGGCGGACGATGCTGGTGAACCGGAGGGTGTGAAAGACTCTTTACACGGCCAAAAGACCGTGCTATAAAGTCGCCCAACTGCAAGAGCGCATACGCATAGGAGCAGCCCGTCCAACTTGGAGGCGAGGTTGCCGCAGGAAAAGCCCGTTTCCACATTGGAGCGGGCTTTTTGCGTTCTGGACCGACTTGAGGCGGATTCCTCCTGACTGCCGAGAGGCACCCAATGGCCGCCAGACTCCATCCAAGGCATAGCGAGCAAGTTCGCGCCAAGATCCAAGCATCGGTCATCGTCAGCCGCCTTCATGGTCACGTGATGGGTAAGATCGACATGACGCCGTCGCAAGTGGCAGCAGCCAACAGCCTGTTGGACAGGTCTGTCCCGAAACTGTCGCAGATTCAACACGTTGGCGATGAGGACGGCGGGCCGATCCAGCACTCGATGACCGTCGAGTTCGTGGATGCGAGCCCAGTTCCCAAGCAAGCTTAAGGGTCTGTTTCAGCCGGCGCGCTACAAGGTACTGCACGGCGGCCGGGGAAGCGGAAAAAGCTGGGGCGTCGCAAGGGCGCTCATCATCAAGGCCAGGCAAGGCCGCATCCGCTGGCTCTGCACGCGGGAGATCCAGAAGTCCATCAAGGACTCGGTTCACGCCCTGCTGGCCGACCAGATCCAGGCGCTCGGCATGTCGGCCGACTTCGAGGTGCTGGAGACAGAGATTCGCTGCAAGGTGACTGGGAGCCTGTTCCTGTTCACCGGCCTTCAGCAACACACCGTCGACACGATCAAGTCCTACGAGGGATGCGACGGCGTCTGGGTCGAAGAGGCTCACTCGGTCAGCGACAAAAGCTGGGATGTGCTGGTTCCCACGATTCGCAAGGCCGGGTCGGAAATCTGGATCACGTTCAACCCGCAGCTCGAAAGCGACCCGACGTATCAGCGGTTCGTCACGTTGGCGCAGCCCGGATGGTTCATCTGTTCGATGAACTACAGCGACAACCCTTGGTTTCCCGAGGTGTTGGAGCAAGAGCGGCAGCTGGCCGAGAAGACCATGAAGCCGGAGAAGTACCGGCACATCTGGGAAGGCAAGTGCATGCCGGCTGTGGAGGGTGCGATCTACTTCGACGAGGTGGCCAAGGCTGAGGAAGACAACCGCGTCACGCGGGTTGCCCACGACAGGCTTCTCAAGACGCACGCGATCTGGGACTTGGGGTGGAACGATTCGATGGCGATCATCATCGCCCAGCGCTCGGCCAGCGAGATCCGGGTGATCGACTACATCGAGGACAGCCACAAGAAGCTGTCTGATTACGTGGAGATGCTGGAGTCCAAGCCCTACAACTGGGGCAGCGACTGGCTGCCGCACGACGGCTTCGCCAAGGACTACAAGACCGGCAAGAGTGCCGACGAGATGCTGCGCGCGATGGGCCGCTCGGTCTCACGCACGCCCAACATGGACGTTGAGGGCGGCATCAAGGCGGCCCGCGAGGTGTTCGAGCGCGTGTACTTCGACAAGGAAAAGACCGCGCGCCTGGTGGAGTGCTTGAAGCGCTACCGGCGCAACATGGGGCAGAAGACCGGGGAAGCCGGGACGCCCCTACACGATGAGTTCAGCCACGGTGCCGATGCGTTCAGGTATCTGGCTCTGTGTGCTGACCAACTGAAGAACACGGCCAAGCGGCCAACCAAGGAAGCAAAGACCACCCGGCCCGACAGCTGGATGGCAGCGTAGATGGCACAAGACACCCTCACCCGCATCCGCGAGCGCTACAAGGACGCGGCGGATTTCATGCGCGAGCAGCACGCCCGCATGCGTGAGGATGCCGACTTCTCCAACCCGGCGATGCCCCAGCAATGGGACGCCGGAGCGAAGGCGGCCCGCGCCGGCCGTCCGATGCTGGTCTTCGACAAGTCAAACCAGTTCATCGCCCAGGTGGTGAACGACATGCGGCAGAACAAGCCGCAGATCCAGTGCCTGCCGGCTGACTCTTACGCCGACATCGAGGTCGCGAAGAAGTTGAACGGCATCATCAAGCACATCGAGTACGTGTCGCGCGCAGGGATCGCCTACGACACGGCCGGTGAGAGCCAGGTGCGCCTCGGCCTGGGCTGGCTGCGCGTGGTGCCGCAGATCATGCGGCCGGAGACGAACGAGCAGGAGATCCGGATCATGCGGGTGCACGACCCGATGTCCGTGATGCTCGACCCGAACTCCACCGAGCCAGACGGCTCCGATGCGATGTGGGGTGTCGTGTCAACGCGCATGACCCTGCGTGCGTTCAAGGCCGCTTACCCGAAGGCCAAGGCAGAGTCATTCGAGACTGGCGACTACGGGGCCTACTGGTTCGGCGACGATTTCGTGACGGTCTGCGAGTATTTCGAGATCGAGGAGACGAGCGAAAACCGCCTCGTGGTGGAGTTCGAAGGCCAGCGCGCCTCACTCACCGAGGACGAATACTGGCAAGCCGCGCAGGCGATGGGCATGCAGCCCCCTGTGGTCGAGCAGTTCGAGAGCAAGAAGCGCTCGGTGACGTGGAAGAAGGTCACGTGCGCGGACGTGTTGGAGCAGACCGACTTCCCGAGCCAGTACCTGCCGCTCATTCCCGTCATGGGCCACGAGATGTGGATCGATGGCAGGCGCTACCTGTGCGGCATGGTGCGGCGCCTGGCGGATGCGCAGCGCTTTCACAACTACACCATCTCGGCAGCCGCCGAAGCGGTGGCCCTGCAGCCCAAAGCACCCTTCATTGGCGCGGCTGAGGCGATCGAAGGACACGACGAGTGGCAGACGGCCAACACCGACAGCCACTCCATCCTGCCGTTCAACCACATGGACGAGGCGGGCAACCCGATCCCGACGCCGCAGCGCGTGCAGCCGCCTGTCTTCTCGCAGGGCTGGGCCGAACTGATCCAGTATTCGGCATCCGCGATGGAAGCGTCGGTGGGCATGTTCGCGGCCAACCTTGGCAAGAAGGGCAATGCGACGAGCGGCCGGCAGGAACTCGCACAGCAGCGCGAGGGCGACACCGCCAATTTCCACTTCGCCGACAACCTGGCGCGCTCCATCGAGCAGCTTGGCCGGGTGGTGGTCGACATGATCCCGCGCATCTACGACACGCCCAGGCAAGCGCGCATCGTGGGCGAGGATGGCAGCCAGGACTTCGTGCAGATCGACCCGTCCATGCAGACGGCGGCGAAGAAGAACGGCAAGAAGGTCGTGGCGATCAACCCGACCATCGGCGCCTATGACGTGCGCGTGAAGTCTGGCCCGAGCTACACCAGCCTGAGGCAAGAGTCGGCCGAGCAGATGGGCAACCTGATCCAGGCCTCCCCCGAGATCTTCCCACTGATCGGGGACGAGTGGATCAAGGCGCAGGACTGGCCCGGCGCCGAGAAGATTGCGCAACGGCTCAAGGCCATGTTGCCGCCGCAGATCCAGGCGCTGGAGGATGACGGCCAGGAGATGCCGCCCGAGGCGCTGCAGAAGATCCAGTCGCTGCAGCAGCAGATCGAGCAGCTATCGCACGCGCTCGAGAACGCAGCTGCCGAGGCCGACAGCAAGCAGATCGACAAGGAAAAGGCCGAGGCCGACATGCTGACCAACGGCTACAAGGCGGTGACGGAGCGCATCTCAGCGCTCGCTGCCGCTACGACGCCCAAGGTCGGACCGGAAGGCGAGACGTCCGCGCCCAACGCCATGGCCGCGCGCTTCAACGCACTGCTGGCCCAAACGCTTCGAGAGGCGGGGTTGATCCCGCCCACCGACCCGCAGGCGCTTCAGCCCGAGATGCCCGAGCAACCCATGCAACAACCCATGCAGCCGCCTCAGGGCGGCTTTCCCGAGGGCTTCCAGCAATGAGCAACAACGCCGAGTGGCGCTTCACAGCAACAACCTCCCCGGCCTTCATCGCCGGCCCGCTCGACGGCTCGACGGTGACCGTGCGCGCGACGGAGACCTGCACGGCTGGCTCCGCAACCGGAACCATTCTGCTGTCTGGCGCAATGGTGGCAGCCCCTGACGCGTGGGATCTCGTCGCCACGCTGTCTCCAACGGGCACCTCCACAACGCCCGGCGGCGATGGAATCAGCTTCCTGTGCACGTATCCCTTCTGGAAGGCCGAGTGTTCGGCGATCTCGGGGACTGGCGCGGCGATCACCGTTCGCCTGCAGAAGGCCTGACATGGCGTTCCTGAACAGCCGCACCGCCATAGGGCAACGCAGCGTCACGCTGGCTAAGCTGTGGGGGACGATCGCTTCACCCGTAGCAACCTTGACGGGCACAACGGGGGCATTGTTCACGTTGCCATCGGCGATCGCCATCCCGGCCAACACGATCGGCGACTACGACCACATTCATGTGCGTGCGCGCTGCAAGCGCACCGGGGCGAACGCGACCGGCCAGTTTGAGGTGCAACTCGGCACTGGCGCGGCCGGTTCCGACTCGCTGTTTGGCCGGGTGTCCATCAACGCGACTGATGGGCACGTTGGGGCTCTGGAGACGCAGGCGTTTTTCAACACAAGCGCGACGATCTTCCTGTCCAACGGCACGGTAGCGCCGATGAACACCACATCGGGCACAACCTTCATCGATAGAAACACGAACGTCAACCGCGGATCCGTCATGTACGTCACCTTCGGCATGTCCAGCGCCAACGCACTGGACTCCTTCGCGCTGTTGGGCTACCACATCACGCTGGAGCGCTGACCCTCTCCTCCTGGGGACGCTTCGCAGAGCGCCCTTCGGCCCACTTCGGTGAGCCTTTTTTATTCCCGCGCCACTTCAGGCGCAACCCGACTTGGCCCGGTGTTTGGCCCTGACTCATCAAAGCGATGACCACTGAAGCCGAAGTCTCCCCTGGCGTAGAGACTGAAATCCACACGCCTGTTGCAGCCGAAACCCCGGAAATCACGGCACCGGAAACGCAGGTCGAAACGCAAGCAGAGCCGGAGTCCGAAGAGGACAAGGGCGACAAGGCCATCAAGGCCATGCAAAAGCGGATCGACAGGCGAACGCGCGACCTGTACGCCGAGCGGGCTCAACGCGAGCAGCTCGAGCGGGAAGTGGCCGCGCTGCGTCAGCCCAAAGACCCCGCAGAGACGACCGAAGTCGATGTGGAGGCACTTGCGACCAAAAAGGCCGCGGAGATTGCAGAGCAGCGGGACATCTCGCAGCGCGTGCAGTCGATGCTGGCCAACGGCAAGGCGCTCGAAGGCTTCGAAGGTGCTGTTTCAACGGCCGTCGAAGACCTTGGACTCCTGGACTCCAAGGGCAAGCCGACGGCTTTGCTCAAGGTATTCCTTGAAGCCGATGCGCCGCACGAAGTGCTCTACCACCTCGGCCGCAACCCGGATGTCGCAGGCGAGTTCGACGGCCTGACGCCCACACAAGCAGCCAGACGCCTGGCGAAGCTCGAAGTCGAGCTCGAAAAGGCCAAGGCCCCCAAGGTCAGCGCGGCGCCCAAGCCCCTGAAGCCGGTCAACGGCGGATCCACCAGCGAACCCGACCCGTCAGCGATGACGGACAAGCAGTTCGCGGCGTGGAGAAAGCAGCAGATCGCGGCGCGGCGCGCCTAGACAAGTTCTGAAAGGACCCCATCGTGGGAAACACCGTTCTGACCATTGACATGGTCACCCGCGAGGCCCTGCGCCTCGCACACGAGAAGCTGGCGTTCATCGGCACCATCGACCGACAGTACGACGACGCCTTCGCCAGGAGCGGAGCCAAGATCGGCTCCTCGCTGCGGGTGCGCAAGGCCAACGCGTACACCCGTCGCCAGGGCTCGCGCATCATGGATGTGCAGGACCAGAGCGAAGCGGCCGCCACCATCACGGTGGCGACTCAGGACGGCGTGGACATGCGGTTCAACTCCACCGAGTTGGCCCTGTCCATCGACGAGTTCTCGCAGCGCTACATCGCCCCGGCCGTGGCCGTTCTGGCCTCCGGCATCGAAAGCGACACACTCGCCTTCGCCACCAAGGCGACCTACAACACCGTGGGCACCGCCGGCACCGCGATCACGGACCTGACCGCTCCCGGCCTGGCCCGCGCGAAGCTCAACCAGTGCCTGGCGCCGAAGGATGCGCGCTGCGTGCAGATGGACTCCATCACCATGGCCGGCCTGGTCAAGGGTGTGGCGGCCTACTTCGCGCCCAACGGTGACATCTCCAAGCAGTACCGCGAGGGCATGATCGCCCGCACGCAGATGGCGGACTTCTACGAGAACGAGCGCTGCTGGTCGATGACCAACGGCTCGGACGTGACTGGCACCACGGACGCGACCGGCCTGGGCACGGCGAGCGCTGACGGCTCCTACGCGATCATCGACATCGATGGGACCGTCGCGGCCAACGTGCAGGTGGTGGGCCAGGTGTTCACGATCGCTGGCGTCTACGCCTGCCACCCGGAGACCAAGGCGGCACTGCCGTACCTGCAGCAGTTCACCATCACCGCAGCGGCGACCAACAGCACCACGGTTTCACCGGCCATCTACCTGTCGGGCGCTCGCAAGAACGTCTGCTCGTCGACCGGCGCGACCCTGGTGACCACGGACTTCGACTCCAAGACGCTGACCTTCGTTGGCGCCGCGAGCACGAACTACGTGCAGTCGCTGATGTACCACCCCGAGGCGTACCAGTTCATCACGGCCGACCTGCCGCTGATGGACGACGCCGCGAAGTGCGTGCGCCGGGTGCAGGATGGTTTGAGCATGCGCGTGTGGCAGGGCTCGGACATCCGCAACGACGAACTGCTGATGCGTATCGACATACTGTACGGCATGGCCGCGCTGCGTCCCGAATGGGGTTGCCGCATGGTTGGTGCCGCTTCGGCCTAAACGGAAAGGAGCCTCAACATGGCAACCACTTACGAACGAGTCGACTACGGCTCCAGCGACGGCTCGCAATGGGGCGGCGGCGCAACCGAGAAGCTCGGCATGTACGGTGCGACCCCGGTCGTGCAGCGCGCCTCGGCATTCCAGGCGGCATCCGTCGTCTCGGTGTCGTCCAACATCACCGTTGCGGCCAGCCTCACCGCCTGGATCGTGGAGGTGACGGCGACCCTGGTCGGCCTGGGTATCTGGAAAGGTTCGGCATAAGGATAGCACCAGCCTAGATGTGGCTATAGCTTCGCCGCTTCACCACATCCCAGGCGCAGTAATAGGAGACGCCATGCTTTGCGGCAAGGCTCTTCAACGACTCGCCTGCTGCGTGCTCCGCACGCAATGAGAGCACCGCCGCGTCAGTCAGTTTTGCGCGGCAGTGCTTCTCTCCCCTTTCCCGGAACGGCGTGTATGACAGGCCGAGCCGAAACCCGTGCTTGCAGTTTTCAGAACGGGTCATGTACTCCAGGTTCGTGAAGACGTTGTTGGCCTTCACGCCGTCCTTGTGATTCACGTCTAGTCCGCCCGGATTCGGTCCGACGAAAGCTCCAGCGACTAGAACGTGAACTTTGAAATTCTTGATCCGGTCTTTGTTCTGCAGCTTGATTACTTTGTAGCCATGGGAGTTGGTCTGCTGACTTCGCAGCTTGCATCCACCACCGAAAAGTGAGCGGATGCGCCCGATGCTTGACACCTCGGTGTTAGGAAAATCAGGAATCGCGGACCAGATTTCTTCCATAGCAGCCTCAATTCAAAAGCCCAATCATACGATGGACCTCGACCCACGCGCAGCCCTGTACCCGGCACAGATGCAATCCGGCCCGAAGAAGGTCGTGTTCTGTATCCCCATCGTCAAGGAACCGTACCAGGCGTGTGTGCAGTCGCTGGAGGCGTCGCTACCGCTGCTCGAGCAAGCGGGCTACAAGCACGGCCTCGTTCAGGTGCTGAACAACCCCTACATCTCGGCCGCCCGGGCTTCGATGCTGCGCGCGGCGCTGGACGATCACGCGGACATCATCGTCTTCATCGACTACGACGTGTCGTGGCGCCCCGAGGACATGCTCAAGCTCGTGCAGACCGAGGGCGACGTGGTTGCCGGCCTGTACCGCTGCAAGATCGACGAAGAACAGTACATGGGGACCATCGAGCACGACCCCGTGACGTTCTACCCGAAAGTCCGCGCATCGGACGGCGCCATCGCCGCCAAGCTCGTCCCGGCGGGGTTCCTCAAGGTCACGAAGGAGGCGGTGGACGCCTTCATGGTCGCCTACCCGGAACTGACCTACGGGCCGATGTACCACCTGGCCGTGGACCTGTTCAATCACGGCGTACACGAGCGCATCTGGTGGGGCGAGGACTACTCCTTTGCCCGCCGCTGGCGCGAGAAGTGCGGCGACATCTGGGTCGTCCCTGACCTGAGTCTGGACCACAACACCAAGGACAAGGTGTACCCGGGCAATTACAGCACTTTCCTCCGCAAGCAACCTGGGGGCGATCTTGATCCCGCGAAAGGCACGCCATGAAACGCATGATGCACCCCCAGCACGGCTGGCACCACCCGATGAATTCGGGCGACCGCGAGGACATGCTGAAGAACGGCTGGACCGATGAGGTAGCCCAACCGCAGCCCGGCGATCTGGCCACCGTTGAGGGCATCGTGAACCACGATGGCACGCCGCACGTGTTCGTGACACCCGTCAAGCGCGGCCCGGGTCGACCCCGCAAGCAATGACCACCGCCAACACGCTGACCGGCGACGCCCTTGGGCTGCTCGGCGTCAGCGACCCCACCGACGCGGTCGCGCCCGAAGATGCCACGCTGGGCCTGCGCGCCCTGAATCGCATCGTGGACGCGCTGGGTGTGGACTCGCTGATGCCCATCGCCATCGCCTACCAGGCGGTGTCGCTGACGGCGGCCGGCGCGTCCCTGACCTTCGGCACGGGCGGCGACGTGGCGGTGGACCGGCCCACCCGCATCGAGATGGGCGCCTATGTGCGCTCCGGCGGCATCGACTACACGATGGAGAAGTTCAACCGCGACCGTTGGGCGGCCATCAGCGACAAGTCGCAGACGGGCATCCCGTGCTTCTACTTCTACGAGCAGGTGACGGCGGCGCTTGGTCGGCTCAACTTCTGGCCCGTGCCGGACGCCGAATACACCGCCTACATCCCGCTGCAGTCGCGCCTGTCAGCCTTCGCCGATCTCACGACCGAATACAGCCTGCCGGCCGGCTACGACGAGTACCTGACGGCGGCCCTGGCCGCTCACATGGCCCCGTTCTACAACCGCGAGGCACCGCAGAGCGTCGTCGCCCGCATGCGCATCGCCCGGCGCCTCATCAAGCGCTTGAACGTGCAGATCCCGCGCCTGGGCACGCCGGAGTTGAACTCCCTGTCTGCGCGGCACAGCAACAGCACCTCGGTGCAGTCCCTCATCGGCGACGAGATCGACATCTACTGATGCCACATTGGCAACTTGACCGCTTTGTCGTCAAAGCGGACGCCAACGCTGACTACACCCTCACAGAGCTGGACGGAGTCACCGTCAAGACTCTTTACACCGGGCCCGACGCGCAGACGCCAACCGTCAGCAACACCATCCATACCGACGCCAACGGCACGGCCTACGCCTACTTCTACGGCGACGCCCAGCTGCGCCGCGGCGGCGCGCTGGTGCGCGACCGTGTCCGGCAGGGCTGGGAGTTCCTCGACCCCGCGGACCCCGACTACGGCGGCGCGAGTGTGCGGGCGATCCAGTTGCTGACGCCGGCCGAAGTGGCCGAGGTGCTAGACCCGGCTGCCAACCCGACGATCGACCTCGCGCCCAAGCTCCAGGCGTGGCTTGATGCCGCGATGGGCTTGTACGGCGACGGCCTGTCGGGCTCGGGCGGGCGTGGTGCGCGGATGCTGCTGGATGCCGGCAATTGGCTCGTCAGCCACCTCGATCTGCGCCCCGGCGTGCAACTCATCGGCTTGTCCAGCCGGTTCGAGGTGCAGGTTATCCAGACCTCCGACTACAACGCCGACCACTTCATCACGATCCTGGGGCACCTGTCGAACTCGGACGTGGTGCAGCGGCGAACCGAGGTTTACATCGCCGACATCACGTTCACCGCCAATGGCCTGCTGGACGCCGAGGGAGAAGTGCTCGACTGCATGCACAGCGAGCCGGAGGTGTTCGACGACGACGTCGACCCCGACGACGAGGTGACGCGCACCGGGATCATCGGCTACCGCTTCGCCTGCGAGTTTGCCTCTGGCCGGGGCTACTACTCCAAGAAGCGCGGCAAGAACTGGTTGCACGAGTGCCAGTTCACGCGCAACGGCACGGCCGGCAAGGACAGCGACTCCGGTGGCCTGTTCGTGCAGGGGCCAGACGCGCTGTTCAACAAGGTGTACTGCGGCTCGAACTACGGCCACCAGCTGCACATCAAGTCCAGCGAGACGCCAGATGTCTCGCCGGTCGAGCTCGGAACGACGCGCTCCGACCCGACGCTGTACGTGTCGCTGTACCTGGAGTTGTGCACCTCGGGGCACATCTCGGGCGGGAACTCCACTGGCCCCATCTGGATCGATGGCGGCGAGTCGGACACCGCGGCCAACGAATACGGCGTCCATACCTGGGTGACGGTCGAGGGGGTGCTGTTCTCCTTCAAGGACAAGACGTTCACCGAGTTTCATGGTGACGTGAAGACGCTGCCGGGCTACGTCTGGCTGAAGAACATCAAGGGCGTCGAGATCCTCGACTGCACCTACCACCCGTCATATACGGACGACGACGGCGCGGACCCGATGACCCACACGGTCTCGCACCGCCCGACCAGCATCATCTACGTCCAGGGCGCGCGCAGCACGGCGACATTCCGCGCCGCACTGCCGCCACCTGACGATGAGATGTGGCCCGCGGGTACGCCAGAGGACGCCCCGGGCGGTGCGCCGGCCGACCCCTACGGCACGATCACCAACAAGCCGGACCAGGTGTCGGTCTACCTCATCGACCCGACCATCGACACCCACGCGCACCGCTTCGACCGCCTGGGCGGCGTGAGCGGCGACAAGCTCGAGTTCGTGGGCCAGACCGAGCAGGCCGGCTCGGTGGTGGTGCCCAAGACCTCGATGACCACGGAAATCGACGTCACCAAGGCACGCAATTACGTGTCCTTGAGCAACGATGCCACGTGGACGTTTTCCAACGCCACGCCCGATGACGGGACGATCTGCGGCGTGGAGGTGAAGGCGTCGGGCGGCGCGCGCACGGTGACGCTGCCGGCCAGCATCGCTGACATCAACAGCGGCGCGACGGTGGGCAGTTTCGTGGTGGCGCAGAACAACCGCCACTTCGTGACCTTCCTGTACCTGAACAACAACTGGCTGATCGGCGGCTACCCGTTCGATGAATGGGCAGCGCTGGCGCAGTCGACCTCCTACGCCGATGACACGGCCGCTGCCGTAGGCGGCGTCGCGCTCTATGCGCGCTACCGCACCGGGTCAACCGTGAAGGTGCGCGTGACGTGAGCGTCTTCAAC